GACGTGAAAGATGTTCAATTGAGGAATTGTTTATAACGCATGTGAACTATGCCTAATTATATTGATTCATCTATATCTTCTATTTGATGATGGTCAAAAATAGCCGCTGACAAATGATGTTTGTTCATATTAATTCACAGAAATATTTTTATAGAAAGTGATGAGAACGGATGAAAATCAATGGAAAGCAAAAAAAAGTGCCAATCTAACTCTGTTAGAGTACGACAAAGTACGATAAGTAATCAGAATAATTTATCAAAAAAACGACTGGAATCACTAAAACCCAAGTTAGCTTACCACCAAACGGTTAAATTACGTTAAAAGTTGCTGATTATTGAACATAAAACGCGCATATGAATTTTCGGGACTAGACCTGAGACCAAACTGTACCGTATAATTCTCCCACTTCACTGGCCCCTTAGCTCAGTGGTTAGAGCAGGCGACTCATAATCGCTTGGTCGCTGGTTCAAGTCCAGCAGGGGCCACCAGAATTATCAAGGGGTTGCATCAAAATGCGACCCCTTAGTTTTTTCTAGGATACCCATAGGATACCTTCTGGCAGTAGCGTGAGGTATAACCGATTAACACCGCTACGGTAATGAAGTGTTCTCGTATTTCCCTCCATGACATTTATCACATCCCATGAACATTAAGACGCCCAGATAAATAACAGCAGATTAGTGATTATTCCAGCGGCTTCTCGCGCACTTTACGCTCAATTGGTTGACCATACGAATCAAAGTAGCGGCTAGGCCAGATTTCAGAGGGGTGTATTTCGAGATAGTTAGCGATAATCCATTCACCTTTAGGCCACGGGCGAGAAAGTGTATTCGCTAATGTTGATGAACTGAGTCCCGCTTCACGGGAAACAGCCGCTAAGGTCGTACCGCGCTTACGTAATGCAGCAATAATATCGGCTTGATGCCAGTCATTTCTAACGTTATTCATTCCTGCTACCCCTTCCATAAATTGAAAAAATTGATGGTGGCGATTCAGACAGGGTTCGCGGACTGGCACTCATAACCAGCGAGACTTACGTCTCCCCCACCTGAATCACCATTGAAAGGATGATAACAGGCACACTGGCAAAATTTCTGCCAGTGTCATGAGTGACAAGGCCGCGACGCCTTGACCATTGGATTTTGCCAATGGCGGAGCTACTTTAACTGATTGGTTTATCTGGTTCAATAAGCGAATCAGTATAAAAACTTAACTTTTTGCGGATCGTGAAATATATTAAGGTGCTATTGCCCTTCATCTCAGATAAAAATAACTAACATGAATATCGATACATTGAGCGACAAGGAAAAAACGGAAACATTTATATATATCTTAATTGCACGTGCTACTCATGGTGAGTATGACTCTCAACAATATAAGATTCTACGAGATTTTCTAATAGAAACGATATCTTACTCAAGTTTATTACCATCATTTGTTAAAACCTGTCGAGATCCCGATCAGTTTTGGCACTTTATAAAACCAAGGTTTAATACTTATGCTGAAAGGCGTGATTATATTTGGAAAGAATTTAATCCTCTTTTAGAGCGTATAGAAGGAAAAGGTCTTGCTGCTGCTGACCAAACTATCACTGATGGCTTACAAAGTTATGATGCAATTGGGGTCAATGCTGCTTGGGCTAAAGCTCTTGATAGGAGATTAGCAGATCCTGATGGCGCAATAACAGCCTCTCGGACGCTAATAGAGACAGTATGTAAGCATATTCTTGATGAACAAAAAATTGAATATAACAGGAATAGCGATCTGCAAGATTTATATAAACTTGTATCTACTGAATTGAAGATTTCAGCCAATCAACATGATGAAATTGTTTATAAGCAAATCTTAAAAGGTTGTTCTTCTGTTGTCGGAGGATTAGGTACTTTACGAAACAGATTGGGTGACTCTCATGGGCAAGGGAAAAGAGGGGTTAAACCGTCCTCCAGACATGCTGCATTAGCTGTTAATATGGCGGGTACTATGTCATTATTTTTGATCGAAACTTGGCAACAAAAATTCAAATAACACCAATCATTCTTAAATGAAATATTTACCCTATTTCACTGAGGGTTTGAATCCAAACCCTCAGATAATTTATCTAGACTAATTTATTTCAATGCAAGTAATTTCTGCTTAAAACTGTCACTTAATCCATAACCTTTATGCTTAATAACTACTCTTCCACCTGAATTAATTTTTAGTAGCCATTCATTTACTTTTTTAGTGAATTGAGCATCCCATTTATTCGATACAGCCCAATCATTGAGGCTCTGAGAAGATAATTCGCAATTTTCTTTCTTTAAAAATTTCAATGTATCTTTAATATTACATTCATCACTAGGATGTGGTGTTGATGAAGATGTATTTAACACATTGAAATGTTGAAGAACTACCTCATGTATTTTTTGCATAAATCAGCCCTAATAAATTTCCATTGTTTAAAAAATACGCTGAAATTATTAACGAGATGGATATATATTTTTATAACTGCGTATTTTCATTAAATTATTTTATAAAAAAAAGCTCAAAAATGCTACTGACATAATAATAGGATAAACTATATTCCATCAAAAGAAGCCAACCTCTGTTGTTGTTTATCGGTCAGATTAAATGCAAATTCTTCATGCTCCACTTGCCATGTGCCAAAACTCATCAGGAACGCAATTGCAGGATCAATTTTATTTGCAGATTTTTTCTTGTTCGGTTTGATATTGGCGTTCGCGTCGGTTTCCATCACCACATTGGACATTGCCCACGCGAGCACCGGATCGCCGTTGTGACGAATGACCTTGCGGTTAACGAACACCTCGGCAGATTTAGCCACGGGACTAAAGCGCATATAGGTTTGCGGGAATGGCTCAACATCCAGCCCCGCGCCTTGTAATTGTGTACGTAGATGCGTGGCGTTCCATGTATCAAAGCCGACCAGCTTGATATCAAAGTGCTGGCTGTCTTTAATAATGTCATCGCGGATACGGTCATAATCAATGCAATCGCCTGTGGTGGTGCGTATGGCAGGTCTGGCATAACGCTTGATGGTTCGATGCAGGCCAAAACAGCACATCAGTATCACCCTGTATCGGGATGATGTGATCTACAATGATGGCAGGCGTGTAAATACTTTGCTGTAAGCAATGAGCACATAATGGATTGGCTTTCAGGTAGTGCAGCCGATAGCGTCCCCATCGATTACTGTAGCCTCGCTGGGTTCGGGTGCCGCGTTGCTTATCCTGTTGGCGTCTGGCTTCCCGTTGGTGTTGCTCGCATCGGCCTGATTTCACCCGCTCGCGGCAGTTCGGATAACTACAGCGTTTTAACAGTTGCCACGGCATCAGTAGATTCCCACATCACGATAGACAGACCACAGTGATTTAATGGTGAACGGAACTTCTTTAAGCTCAACATCGGTTGCCATTTCCCGATTTTCATACAGCAAACCGATATAAAGCAGGCAACCTACCTTGATTGCTGGCGTGAAAACCAAGCCATTATCAAATCGCTTGCCGATATGTTGCTGACAGACTTCCAATGCGGCTTCGGCGTAAGCGGTAAGCAACGCATCATCAAGGGTATCGCTTTCATCAATTCGGCAATGTTGCCTGATCTCACTCAGGGGAATTTCAATATCAGACATATTTCACACCTCCCTTGCAGAGCAGTTCTAAGCGGGTATGTTTCGGGTCAGGAATAACGGCAACGATGGCAAAGGTCTTGCCGTGGGTGCTGGCACCTTGATAGACAATGCGATTTGTTGTGGTGATATCATCACGGTAACGCAGCCAGATACGCACCGTGGCTTCGGATAACACAGCACCAGAAGCGACCAGCTCCCGCCCGCTAATTGCGATGACTTCCGCCCAAACTTCGGCAACATCTTCCCAGTTGTTTATCACTCCACCAAACGTATCCCGTGTGCTTTTGTTTTTTTGAAGGGTGATCCGGTGTCTTAATCTGCCTGCCCTCATTCCTTATTCCCCTCTGTTTTTTTCACTTCGACCGTTTGCTTCCATGCCTGACTGAATTCATCACCGCCGTCACGGGGTGATAATCCCTCGCGTTCGCGGGCTTCATTTGGTGACATGACGCCGGATTTAATCGCCGTCTCATAGCTCTGGAAACGTTCTTTCGGATTGGCACGCAGCAAGTCAGCAGTATCAAATTCCACCTGATAACGAATACCCCGCTTTGGTGAGGTCATCAGCAAAGCGGCTTTGATTTGTTGTTCAAAGTTGGCGAGCCACGGGCGCATGGTGATGGTCAGAAAAGCGCGGGAGGCTTCGCTAAAATTACTGTAGGTGCTGTTTGAATATTCTTGCAGAAAGATTGGGCTGACATTGAACATACGGGCGATATCATCAATGGTGAAACGGCGGGAAGCGAGCCATTCGGCATCTTGGTTACTCATGCCCAATTGCTGGTATTCCATCCCGCCTTCAAGAATGGGTGTTTTCCCTGCATTGCGAGCACCCTTATAACGTTCGAGGGCTTCCAGTGCCTTACTTCCCTTGATTCCGTCCAGCCAGTCAGCGGCTTTAATCACGCCCGCCGCCATCATGCCATCTTTCATAATGCTGGCACCGTGGCGTTGTTGTGCCAGCCCCAAGCCCAGTGTTTCACGGCAAACCGTGACAGGCGAGCGCCCCAGAAAACCGTCTTCGGTGGCATAGCGCAGATGCAGGATTTCTTCCTGTAAATAGGTTTTGACCTTGCCACTATACGGCTCGGTGATGGTGTAGGCGAACCGGTGATCCGATAATCGTTGTGGTACGACTGCTGACGGTGGGTACTGAAACATGCCCGACTCACCGCCCGCCATCGGCAGGGGCAGCGGAACGGCACGGTAAACAGGGGCGGCGGCGTCTCTTCCATCATCATCCAGCAATTGCACATCAACGGCATAGCGCGGCCGGAAGGGATCGGAGATATCGCCGCTGGCCGTGTTTTCGGTGTGTGCTTCAATACGGGCGAATTGGGGCAAATGTAGCCCGGCCGATAATTCGGGGTAAGCGGCGTCAATCTGGCGCTGCATCGGCGTTTTGCTTTCCGGCTGGCCTGTCAGTTTGTTGATGGCTTCCCATGTGATCACCATGTTTTCATTGTTCAGGTTGACCTTGTTCAGCCGCTGCTGATTGACCACCACGCCGGGGCGCAGGGATTGGATCATGGGCAGGGTCATGGCATTGCCTGCGGACTGATGTTGGCTGAATTCATTCGGGATCTTGACGGGCTTTCCGGCAAACATCGAATGCGCCCAGCTCCCCAGATAAACCGACCCATCCGGCAACTGATGCCAGATATAGTCCTCAATGGCAAAGACCTGTCCCAGACTCGCCAATAGCTGATAGCCCGTGCCATTATGCGTGTAATGCGGGACAGGCTTATCCGTATAAGGCGCATCCGGTAAGCTGAACGTCAGGCCGCTGTGCGCCTGCAACCAGTCCGTCATCTGGCGCAAGGTCGGATGCTGAAAAGAACATGGCCACAATCGGTCAAACACACAGACCAACTCACGCACAAACAGGCGTTGATAGCCGTTCTGGGCAGGCTGCGAGCGCTCCACATAGCCCGTAAACCAGCGTAATATTAAATCGGTGTAACCGACATCCAGCCGCACCAGTTTTCCGGTGTAATCGGTGCCCGTCTCTGCCGTGATAAACCCCCGGCCACAGGATGACAGTTCCAGCATGAGATTGGCATCGACCAGATGAACCTCATCACCGGATAACGACAATCGGTTAAGGGGTTTCATCGGCTGCCCCTATTGCCCCTATTTTGTCATTAATCGGCTTTAAGACCTCACGCTCAAACCAGCTTAACTGTTCGGGTTCTTCCTTGGCGGCTCCGGCTCCCTGCCTTGTCTGTTTCTTGGCCTGAATGGTGCCGACTGCGCGGGCATCGCGTTTTTCCGACACTGACAAATGTTCCCGCAAGGTAAACGTGACCTGCCAGGCCTGTTTACCGTCTACCTTACTGGCATCAAGGGTACTGGTGAATGTTCCGATGCGAAAGTTAATGGCCTGTGCGGTCAGGTTGGCGACGCGGTAGCGTTTCAGGTTGCCGTTCTCTTTGGCTTCCGCCAGTGCAAACAGCCGGGCAAAGGTCTTCTGTTCGGTAAAGGGGATAATCCCCGTGATGCGCAATTCTTTCGGTTTAATGCCCTGCTCTGCCACCGCCGTGCTGGACGACTGGCCGCTTTGGTCAGCATCCTGAAACATCATGGAAGGGGTCACGGTCAGGCTTTTTAACGGGATGGCCTCGCCATCAAGGGCGAGGGTGATAATCTGGCTCATGCGATAGCATCCTTTCTAATGGGCTGATGTCGTCCCCGACAAACAGTGTCGCCAGCGTGTAAACGGCATCGGGTTCGGGGATATCCTTACGCATCTTTTCGGCCAACAATGCGCCGTTCCCTTTCCCGGAGAACGTCCAGACGCTGGCTGATTTATCCCTGATCCCGTTTAAGGTATCCGTCACGTGTTGCAAGGCGTTTTGTCTTGCCGTGGTAAACCCGCTTAATTGTGATTTTAATCCCGCCAGACTACTGCCCGCGCTGGCTTGGGCTTTGGCCTGCTCTATATTCACTGGCACGATAGCTTCGCTTTCCAGCAGGCTGGCAATGGCATAGCAATCTAAACGTTGTTGAATCGCTATCATGGCGAAGTGGCGCAGACGCGATGCGTGGCGTTCTGCCCTGACACGTTTCTCATCTTCACGATTTTGTTTGATACAACTTTCAATAATGACAGCGTTGTCATTGGTGTTTATTTCCACAGGAGTAAATACAGGTTCGGGTATATTCATTTTTTATTTCCTATTTTTAGATAAAAGAATTCCCTGACGTGTTGACGCCAGGGCGCGAGCATACTTTGATTAATATTTGAACTTAAAATATCAATATTGTTCTTTAACTCTTTTGTTTGCTAAATGAGTGTAAATAATTGCTTTTGTGATTAAATATTACTCGATAAAAACACTGTTAAAGTTGATTTTTAAGAAATAATAATCTTAAAAAAGCACCTAAAATAGTGTGCTCGCGCCCTGGTGTTGACGCCATTAAAATCAAATCGGTATTTATTATTTAATTGGGTAGCGATAAACCTTCTGGCAATACTGCACTCGCTGCCTTAATTAAATTAATTCTTTCCTCACTGGTAAATTGATTTAATTCCAATTTGTGCCGCTCTCTAGGTATATTGGCAAGATAGAACATAGCGCCCAACATTCGGATGTTATCAGCATAGTGTTCATTGCGTTTATCACGCATTTCATCAATAAAGGTAGCCAACTGCTCATTGCCAGATTTAAAATGCTCCGCCCTGAGTTGAGCGAGTTTATTTAAACCATTAGTGCGCATTTCAAAGGGCATTGGGAAAGCCCGCTGTTCAGTTGATTCAAATTGGTATTCCGTGTTCATTTCAACCTCACCGAATAAGAAACAAAATAAAATAAGCGAAAGCACACAAAACGATCGGGAAGATAAATCCATCTCCTTTATTGGCTTTGAATGAATCGCCAGTCAATTTATATTGGTATTGCTGTTGCTTTAATGCGTTCATACTGACCTCATAAGTCAATGATTGCCGGATTTTTTTTCCATGTCCGGCGCATGGTGCTGTGGTAAGATTGAATTTCGACAAACAAACGCACCACAAGGAAACGGAAACTTATGTCAGACGACAATAAGAAATATCATCGTACTCATCGTCCTGCACCTTCGGAACCGCAGCAGCAAAAACAGCCGACTGAGGAACAGGATAAAAAATAAGGATTTATCATGACCAATCAACCATCCCCAAAAAACACCCCTTTTGAAGTAAACTACTCTTTCTACCTCGAAGAAATGACGGGTATTTTTAATCACCGATGTAATCAATTTTGTTCTTTTATCCAGTTGTTTCTTGGTGCATCTGTTTTTGCTAATACTCAACTCGGATGGTTGTTTGGTCTGATTATTGCGTTCATTTCTGCATTGCAATTTGGCTTCAAATTCGGCGAAAAAGCGGGTAACGCGAAAGCACAAGTTAGCCGATACCGTATTTTGCTTGATGAAATCCCCAATTTGTCTGAGAGTGAAATTATCAAGCAAATGCAATCCATCGAAAAAAGCGATACTCAGGTTTTGTCTTCGCTTTACAATCCCGCCCGTAAAAGAGCCAGTATTGCTCTGCATGGTCGTGATCTTGAATCTGACATCCCATTGACTAAACTGGAGAAAATCAGCGCTATCATTGGCGGTGGTATCCCTAGATAAAATCATATTCACCTCAGACGACTGATGCACTTAAACCCGTAAAAGCGTCTATTGCAGATGTATATGCAGGGTTTGAGTGCAGTCTTGATGAAAGAGTGACAGATTCATCAGCCAATTGCTGTATGATTTGTTTGTTCAACTCAGGGATAACGGTATAACCGCCGTCTACCGGGACGCCTGTAGACAAGGAACGCGTTTCTCCGGTCAGAATATAATTGCGTAGCTCGTCATTACTGAGTTTTTCATTGGCTGTCTGATTCTTTACCTGATTGCGTTCTTCATCAGACAGCGCCTCATAACGAGCGATTTCAGCATTGAGTACATCAGACTGGCTGCGCAAGTCGTCGAACTGTTTCGCTTCATCTGTGGTCAGGGAGCGCTTTTCGTCTTCGGCTCTGGTCAGCAGCGAGCGCATTTGTTGGGTTAAATCAGTTTTTTGTTGGCGCAATTCGAGTAGTTTTTTCATGGTGTTTTTCAGAATAGTTATTTTTTCAGCAAATAACTTTTAACATCATGAAAATAATAAGAAAGAATTATGATTCTGTTGAGAACAGCATACAAGTATAGAAATGGCGATGTAAATCGCCATTCTAATAATAAAAATCATTCTTTCACTTTTATTGTGTAGATTTTATTAAATTTACCTACTTTTGTAAACATATTGCCATAAACACCACCAGATATTTTTATAGTTATTTCTCCGGCATGTATAGGCATTCCTTGAATCTGAATACGGCTATAGTCTTTTTCTGTTGCTGTCAGAACAGGGGTTTTATAATCGCTAGGATTCCATGTTAGACCTGAGTTTGAAGGTGTTATTTTGGCTGAAAAACCCATATCTATAACACCCGGTATGTTTATTATTTCATTATATGGAACTCCTACCTGAGCATCTTTTAAATAGTTTCCATTAGGATAAATGGAAACAGTTTGTCTTGTACAAGCAGAAACAAGTAAGATGGATATAATGAAAAAAAATATTTCTCATTTTTATTTTATTGGTTTAAAAACCAACCCTCCAAATGTATGTTTTAAAAAATAATTTAAATCATTATTAGGTTTAACCCGCTCACTAATTCCTCCCCAAGTAAACATATTTAAATTAACTATTTCATTTTCACTATCTAAATAAGAATTCATAATGATGATACACCCATTTTTACCCTCCCAGGTTTTTGCTGTTGTAATGAAGTGATTTCCA